GACTCTAAAGGTAGAGTTGTAGGTAAGGAGAAGATAGAGTGAGCGACATATACAAAGAGTATAAAAAGTTAGAGCAAGAGCATTATAAGTTAGAGCAGAGAATTTATTATCTTGAACAAGAAATTACTGGATTAGATTTTGAAAATTCAGAAGCATTTGATAAAGTAGAACAGAAAATGAACGAACAATTTGGAGAGGAGGAGTAATGGCTAAAATAATTATTCATGCTTACACACAAGATGAAAATAATCCACACCTACCTAAATACGCAGACCTATTTGTAGCGTTAAAAGATACTTTAGGAGGTTATGTAGGTTGGATTGACTGTGTTGATACAACAAACAAAACTACATTTGAATACGAGGATAAACTAGAGGAGGAAGAATGAGACTATATACATGGGATGTCTTTGAACACTTAAGAAAATGTGATTCAGAGGACCACCTAATAGACGTAATAGCGATAGCAGAAACTAGATTGTATACAATCAGAAAGGAGCAAGGTTATTGTGAGTGGAATTATTAATGAGGTGTAATTACTGCATGGATGGTACGAGCTTTATGAAAGGAGAAGTAAATGTCTCTAGCTATGGAGGAACATACCATAAACCATGTTATGAAGAACACATGAAACCGATACACGACCATTACAAAAATGGAGGTACATGGCAAACTTTACTTAAGGATGTGTACGGAGAATAATTAACGTATGTTATTGAGGATTAAGCGAGGAAGTTCCTCGCTTTTTCTTTTGTGTTTATTGGATTGTTAAACTCCGCTCTCTTTTTAACCTTGTCATCATCTTCACAGGGCAGTCCGTCATAGTGATGCATGAACTTTCTATTACAAACCAAACATGGTTCATGCCTATTGTACTGAAAATCAACTACCGCCATCAATGATTGTAATTGTAAAGCGATCTTCCTCGCCTGTATATCTATATGTTTATCTATATCACGCACGACACATGTGTTTTAAATTTATCGCACGACACATGTCATGAGGTAGGTACCGTTTTCCAAAATGGTTCGTCAAAAAATTCATTCCCTTTCCTGGATTCAATTATTTCACAAAAAGTTTCTAACGGTAAACATACTACAATAGGTACACCGTCTGGTTGTCTTTTGTTTTTATCTGTTTTAACTAATCGTTTCCATATAAGTGCAGTAAAATCTGATTTAGATTTTTTAATTGCTTTAGCTAGTTCTCTTGTTACGTTTAAGGATTGTCTGGCTTTGCATTCAACAAAGAACTCAATGCCATTCCATTTAAAAACCACATCTCCTCTATCGTACTTACCTCCCTCTGGTAATCTTTCTCCTCCTAGCAATTTTGCTACGAAAGTTTCTAACCTCGTACCCTGTTGTTTTGGTTTGTTCATTCATACTTTCCGACTGCCTTTGTGTTTATTTTGTATAAAAACTTATATCATTTTTGTATGTATTATCTTTATACTCTTTCTTTATTTGCATTCTTTTTTTCTTTAACGACTTACTACTGTTTAATATAGATGATGTCTCCATTAACCAACCATTCATAGAATCATAAAATGCTCTACCATAATCTAGCTGAACACCTTGCTTTGTATAATTAAATACAAACAAATCATTAAAGTCTAATAGTATTTCTAAAGTACCATAACCTTTAGTGTTTACATATCCCATGTGCATACCACCCCAATGTGGACAATCGCTTGTAGGTATCTCAAACATATTATCACTCATTAAAAATGTAGTTTCATTATCAAATCCACTATCAGGAATCCAAGAAATTTTGTCTCCAGGATCAATCTCTTTTAATGATGTAGCACTTTCTAAAATAGCGCACGACACAAGTAAATCGTATACTGCAATAGCACCTTTAGATTTTATTACGTCTTTCATAAATCTAACGCAATCAAATCATCAAAGGTTTGCATCATGTATTCTTTTTCTTCATGATGTACATTACGGTACTTGTATACTCTGGACCTGTGATTATGACCATCCATATCACATGGCGCACCATCAATAATTCTGTTGCCTGTTTCTTTTTCTGAGGCAATGTTCATTTCACTAATCCTATTTCTTGCTGACGTACCTGTCTCAAGGATAATAGAATTAATACAATGCCAATTGCCATCAGATAAAATGCCACGAATTATTTCTTTGTAATCCAATTACTTAGCTTTAGATTCTTTGAGCTTTGTAATTAAATCAGATGCTTGTCCTTTAGATAACTCTCCGCCTTGAACTTTTGTCTTAGCTTCTTGTGCGAAAGCATCTTGACCTGCATCAATACATTCTGGTATCAAAGTATTAAGCATAAAGTTTGCTTGTGCCTCTGTCATTGGATCTTCTTTCCATTTACCGTCAGGTATTTCTGTCATATCACTCTCCTGTTCTATTACTTCTGCTTCAAAACCTGCTTCAGACAACGCAGATAAATGTTCATCAGTATGTGTTGTAATTATTTGCTCTCCATTTTTTTCAAAATACAAAGCAATTTTATCAAGTAGTGTGTCTATCTCACTACTAGAAAATTGTTCTACAGATACATCATTCTTTAGCATTCTTTGTTTACCGAACTCTACTAAATGTTTAATAACTTTTTGTTCAGCTTCTTTGTCCAATCCATAAGTAAATAACAATGTATTTTTTATGTACGCAATTATTTTTTTAGTGTTTTCTAATTGATTACCTGGAGCATTTACTGAATTAGGAGGTGGTGTCTGTGTCTGCTCTGCAACTGGTACAGATTTAGTTTCTACCTCCTCCAATTCAGTTGCTTGCTTCGCTGTTGAATCGGACGACATACTCCACAATTCTTCTTCAGGTAATCCAGTCCACAAATGAAGCCCGATACCGTATCTCATGGCACACCGTTTTAAAGCATCACTAAATGCTAGCTTTAATAATTCTGATTCAGTTCTTTTACCATTCTGTTTATCATTTCTATCTACATCACCAACCTCATCATTAGGTCCTTGTAATCCCTCAATATATAGACTCATTACAACACCCTCAAGTTCTCCCTCTTTATTTCTTATTTCTTTTTTCATTGTAAAGTTCCATTTGCCTGGCACTACATCATTTAATCTTTTAGTAATTAAGTGGTGTGGTACATACTTTCCGTACTTACCTGTTGGTGGTGCCTTTACTTCATCATCTTTAAAATGTGCCGTCAACTTCTTATATACTTTGTCGTCCATTATTCGTCCTCCTTTGTATCTAACCTCATAGGTTCATCATCATACGAAGCTATGATTTTATCATTCATTTCGTAGTGTACCCATAACTTTGTTTTAGCATTTACATTATATTGAAAACATAAATCTTGTATGCTTTGTTCTTTGTGCAACCAAATCATATCAAATATTTTTTCACATTCTTCTATACTGTCAGCAGTTACAATGTAATCTCTTACACTTGTGTCAGTAAACATTATTGATATTTGTTTTTTCTTCATAATATTATTCTAAAAAAAAATAAAAAAATTGCAAGTATTAAATAAAGGTATGGTATAATTTTATATCGTTTCAAAGATGTACCTCCGTACCTCAATAACAAACGAACAGAAAAGTGGTCTAGCAATAGATCACTTTTTTTGTTTATCATTCTTCTTCACACTTACACATTGTAGTTTGTCTAACCATATCTATCATGGAAGAGTAGCACCACACACAAAAAGCAACTGGACTTATTCCAAATGAACCAATTATATCTCCTGCATCTAAATCTATATCAGCACTACAAACATTACATGTAGTCATTCTTCCTCAAATTCTGTATTAATCCAGGAAACGTGTACTTTTGTACCATCTTGTAAATATACCCAATCGTCTTTACGCATTATTATTCTTCTTCTTTCATTTCCCAATATGCTTCTATTTCGCTTGCACAACGTTCACAATAACTTTCATCATTTATATAAGCACCGCCATTGTGTGTGTGAAAATAATTATTACATTTGAAACATGGCAACCAACCACCCATTATTATTCTTCTTCTTCTTGTACTACTTCTACATCCATAGGTATGTGCATAGGGGCATCTATAAAATCTATGTCTTTAAATTCACCACCATTAGAAACTATTATTTTTATTTTCACTCTTCCTCCTCTGCACTTTTAATTGCTGCAAGCATATTTGTATTCCATTCCAACACAAATTGTTCACATAATGATTTTACTTTTGTCATATTTTTTTTTGATAACGTTATTGTTTTAGTAACTTCAAATCCACCTAAAGAGTTATGTAAATTTATACACCATTGTTTTAATTGTTCTTCATCTCCAAATAAATCAGACGACCTCTGCATTTGAATACCCTCTTTCTGTTTCCTCTATAACTAATGTAAACACACCCTGTTGTGTACTCTTACCTGTTTGATGTTTAAACCATGTAGACTCATCTAAACTAGGAACTTGAAACCAACTACGAGGATCTGTTTTATGTATGTAATGATGGTAATGACCTGATATTAACAACTTAGAATCTCCTGGATGTTGCCAACCAAATGCTTGATTCTTCCACCAATTCATAACTTTAACTTCTGGCTTACCTCCCCCGCCACCAATAGCATGACCGTGAGTAAAACTACAAACAGTACCGCATATATTAAAAGTTAAATGTGGCTCATCAGGAATAATAAATTTGACATGATTGTATGTTTCGTTCTGTGCAAAGATTTCACCAAGCTGTTCAAAAACTTCTAAGTCTGAATTGTCCATCTCACCAGTAGGTGCTACACCTTTAGATACTCGTTTGGCTCCATGATTACCTGGGACTGCACCGACAACTACAAGATCAAAATCTTTAGACCACTCTACTATGGCTTTAGCTATCAACTTACGTGCTACTTTTATTTGAGATCTATTATCTAATTCGACTGAAAAAGTTTGATCGGGATAAAACCCTAAACATCCCTCGACAATATCACCTAATCCTACGATAGTAAGTTGATCAAACTCCATGCCTGCTTTACGTAAAAATTCATATCGTTCTTTTACTTTATCTATTTTGTCTAAGAATCTTTCTATGATAGCTTCTGTCCCACCGCCATCACGTTTACCTAATTGTAAATCAGATATGGCTACAAAAAAAGATCTGTTAGGTCTTGTAACTTTTGGTTTTGGTTTTCTTTTGTGAGACTTTATCCAACTTAAGAGTCTGTCATAATCTTTATCTGATAAAGCTAAATCATTAGCAACAATAGTTGCACGATAATACCATGCTTGTTGCACATTTCCTGAACCCATATTCATATCCCAGGTCCTGACTTGCAAAGTATTTTCTAATATTGTGTAATGATTAGGATCGAATCCCCAGTCTCTTAACAAGTCCTCAAACTTAGGACTTGCATTAGTAGTTGGTCTGGAAGTTATAGTTCCTTTTTTATTACCATGTGTAAAGCTAACACCTGGTTCCCATCCTTGCGGATGAGTAGGTATTGGAGCTTTAGTATTGTGTGATACGTCCTGCTGACTCTTAGTAAGTTCCTGTAACTTACTTTGAGATTTCTTACTACTCAATAGAAACCACCTTTCTCAAGTAATTATTTTGTTATTTGTTTTTTAGCGTATGTCTTAACAACTGCTAATGCAGCTCCACCACCAGCTAATGCTGCAAGTTGAAGTGTCTCTGCCTCAACTCCAGCTAATGGTGCTACGACTAACGCTCCGAGAAATGCTTCAACGAATGTCCAAAAGGTTCGCTCTAACATATCTTTGAGTTCTTCGCTCAATTTATACTCCCATGTGTCTGACCATGGAGTCCACCATACGTCTTTCTTAAACGTACCGTCCTGGTTTCTTGCTCTTTTACTTTTTTCAAATAAACTCATACTAAAATTATACTATACATATACGACATTTCTATCTTTTATTTGTATTAAATTGGTTTTTATTAAAATGCCTACACTCTCTGTTTAAGCACACAAAATTATTACCTTTATAAATTAAAGGACGATCACAACTAGGACATTTTATAATTATATAATTCCTAGTATTTAGTTGCTTTTTTTTTGCGCTTTGAAGAATATCTTTTCTTCTTTTTACCTGGCATGTTAGGCATTAATTCCACCATCCTTTCCTTGGTTCATATACTTTAGTAACTTTTTTTGCTGGTGCTTTAGCTTTTCTTTTTAACTTAGTAAATGGATTAGCTTGAGTATCATAATCAACATATTGTATTGTTACTTTCTCTCCTTTAACTAATGCATCTCTTATATAAGGATAGGTAGTTGCGTAATTAGAACCTGAACTTCCTACCCAACCCTTTGGTTTCACAATGTTGCTCTCTTGTGAATTTCCTAAAATTAAACAACCCATGGTCGCTGATTCGTCATTACCTTTATGGATTAAGATCCACTCAAATCCAGGTACGTCTTTAATCCACAGCATACCTGCACCATGAAACTCTTCTCCATAAGATTTAACATAACGTGAATAAAATCCACCCTCTGCTCTTAACACAACTGGATAAGTACCAGCAGGTATTCTCGTTTCACCTCTGATCTTGTCCTCTCTATACTCATCTTCTATTGTGTATGCTAAAAACTTTTTATTCATAGCATTAGTAACATCCATTAATATACCTGATGTACTATCTGGTTCTGAACTAAATCTCAATACTTGTAATTTCATTTTATTTCCTGGCAATGTTGACTACCGTGTAAACAATTACATATTTGTACAAATGATCCATCTTCTTTAGTTGTAACCATGCACATTACTTTCCTCCGCAACAACCGTTACCACAACAATCCATTATCTACTAACCTTTCTCTTATTATTTTCTGGTTTATCTTTTCTAAAATTCATAGTAAGCAACCATATAACTAGAGTAGTAACTGTTGCTAATCCTGTAACTTGTTGTGCGGTTCCTGTTAATGTTAGTGTTGCAATTACCAAACCAACAAGAGTCCAGCTTAAATTTAAAGTTTCTTTTATAATTGAAATAATCCAGGATGTTACTTTTTTTACCATTTAGTTTTGTTTGCCCAAAATGCTGCTGACATTTTACCTTTCTTAATATTTTTTTTGTGTCTTGCTTTAAAAGATTTTGACCTAGCAGTATTACCTTTATCTCCAGATACACCTTGTTGTCCAAATCTAATTAATTTTATTTTATGTCCCTCTTGTGCAAGCACAACATGTGATTTACTACCATGCTTTGGAGTTCTCTTAGGTTTATTGACACCTTTTAATCCGTGTTTTTTTAACATAGATGCTTTTCTATCTGCATGTGGCATTAGAATCTCCTCATTGCTAACCCAACTAAACTTGCAATCCTAGCAATAATTACTGGAACTACAACTTCTTGTGCTTTTTCACGTTGATCTTGTGTCATATCTTTACCTATATTAGATATTACCACATTAGATAAATCGACATCTATCAAAGTACCTATTGGATCTTCAATAAATGACTCTATTTGAACCTCAACAACCACGTCTGCTAAGGTATAATCTTCTATATCTGTATTTTCTACAGCTCTTTCTACATACTCTTCTACTGCTTCAGCTACTACTTCATCTGATTTAATTGCTTCTGCAACGATAGCAACATCTTGAGTTTCAACTTGTAATACTTCAGCAACAACTTCAACTTGTTCTTCCGTAAGTTCTTCAACATTTTCTATAGCTTCTTCTACTACCGCTTGTACAACTTCTTGTACTTCTTCTGATACCTGGTCTAAATTCTGTACACCAACATCATTTACTTCTGTTAGGACCTCTGATGCTTCTTCGTTGGTAAGCTCTTGTACATACTCTTGTATAGCTTCTTCTTTTGCTTCTTCATATTCTACTAACTCCTCTTCTGTAAATTCCTCTATCTCTTCTTCAGTTGCTATCTCTATCTCTATAACAATAACTTCTTCAATCTCTGCAACTTCTTCAGCTACTTCTTCTTTTGTAAGATCCTCAACTGGTCTCTCCTCAACATCTTCCTGTATTGGCTCAACCAAAACTTCTTCTGTAATCTCTTCAACCTCTTCAACTTTTTCCTCCTCTACTACAATAACTATATCTTCAGAAATGTCCTCAAATATAATTTCTTCTTCTTCAAACTTAAACTCTTCTTCAATTTCCTTGACATCAATTTTAACTTCCTCTTCAACAATATCTTCCTCTGTAATAGTTTCAAGTTCTTCCACTTCATCTTCAAGCTCCAATTCAAGTACCACAACATCATCATCAGGAAGCTCTTCTTCGGTATCTGGTTGTTCTTCATCAACAACTATTATAACTTCTTCTTCTATAACTTCTTCTTCTATAACTTCTTCTTCTATAACTTCTTCAGGTATTTCGCAATCACCACGTTCCAAAGCAGCATCAGTAATATAACAACCATAAAGCTCTTCATTCTTTTTCCTTTGATTATCTCTTTCTACAGTACCATCTTCTACTTCATAAGTTTCGTATTCTGCTGTAGAACCATCATCCATTACAACTTCTACCTTTGGTGGTGGAGGAGGTGGAGGAGGTGGAGGAGGTGGCACAGTAGTAGTAGTAGTAGTAGTTGTAGTAGTAGTAGTTGTAGTAGTTGTAGTAGTTGTAGGAATAGTGCTTACATCTACATATTGCCAGTACAATGTATCTAATACAGATATATCTGTTATTGTAACTTCAAACTTTGTAATAAACTTATCTGTGTTAGATTCATCATTGTTGTAATCAGTAAATGATTTGTAAAAATCATCATACATATTATTACCATCACTACCCCAAGATTGTGCAGATTTGTTTTCTGTTTCTTCTGTACTGTCTGAATAATAATATTTAACAGAATAAGAATTATTTACTGCACCTACTAAAAATCCTACTTCATATACATCTTCTGCAAATTCAAAGACATAAGTACCACTTTGTATAGCTAATGAACAACCTGTAGTTCCATACCTGCCTTGTTCATTACAATAAATATATGCAGCTTGATTACCACCACTAATAGTTAAACCTGATTGATAAGTATTATCACTAAAATCTTCTTGAACTGTAACTTCGCCAGGTACTTCTTCTGCGAATACAGGAGTAGGTATTAATAAAAATAATGCCAGGAGAATCCTAAACATTACATTACAATTGCAGCAACAACTCCACCTAATGCTACGAATAGCGTTAATACTTTATAAAACTCTGCTTTATCTAGTTTTGCATCTAGCTTTTCTTCTAATCTATCAAGTCGTTCAATGACCATGTTAAGTAATTCTTTCTGTGTGTAGCCATTGTTGTGTGTCATTTATGGTAAGTCATCTTTCTTAAGTGAAATCCAATCCCAATCTTCGTTAAGATACAGATCGTTCTTAAAATTACTTTCACTTATTTTTTTTAGATATGTAAAAATTATTTTTAAAAAATAACCTATTAAAAATCCTGTTACAAAATCCATAACAAGAATTATATCATACTAAATTATTCAGGTTTTGGATTATCAGCTTTAACTTTAGCTACGTGATCTTTCCATGTAGTAGTATCATTTAAAATGTCTTTATACTGCATGTCTAATTGATCTCCAATAAAACCATACGCTTCTTGTCTAGCTTCTATATAACCAAATTGTTGAGTATTCCATTTTCTATTAGCCAAGTCTGTTACAGCTTGTGCATAATCAGTATCAGTATATTCAAGTTTTTCGTTATTAACTAGCTTGTACATTGGCTTAGCAGCTTCTATTTCTGCTGTAGCTTCAGTTGTTAGTTCTTCTTTTGTTGCCATATCTCTCCTATGTTAGCACATTAATTATTAATTTTATACAATGTGATGGTTCCACCAGTAATTGTAGTAGAATCTCCTGTGATTACTATTCCATTATGAGCTTCTGCAACTCCATATTGCATAGCCCCTTGTGAGCCATGAGCAGTAGATGAAGTTGAATTAAAAACATTATCTTCTATAGTTATGTAACTATATTGGCTTGAATTATTAAAATTAAATAAATAATAAACAAAACTACTACTTTCTCCTGCTGAAGCACCTATTGGACTGTTAGCAAAATACATTTCTGTTCTACTTGGATATGCGAAATTTTCGAAAGCACCATCTGGTTTTAAAATTAAATTAGCAAAATCATACTGTGCAGCAGTTTGTGGTTGTGATGCACCGCTAACAACTTTAGTAAATCTAGTATGTAGATAAGCAGTGTCTGTGTTAATAGTAATACCTTTACCTACTAACATATACACATGATCAGTTGTAACACCATCCATGATTACTGAAGATACAGCACTTGTTACTGTTGTTGATTTTACTTGTTCTATAGCTTCCATTATGTTGCTTTAACTCCATATACTCTTGCTCTAATATTTAATATAGTAGCAGAGCTAAGAAAATTAATTCCTGTATGACTTTCAGCAACTCTTAAAAGTCCAATAGCTTTTCTTGCAGGAGTTCCAATACTTGATACACCTGCATTTTGCCAATTTGCTGCAGTGTAAAGACTTGAATTAAAAGGATTATATATATCTATAACAGTTGCACCACCTTTATTAGATAAATCACTAAAACCTATTTGACCAAATTCTGTTCCTGACAATGTTTTGTTTTCTCCAAAGACACCATAACTTCTCATAAGTAATACTGCATCATCGTAATGTGAACTAGATACAACTCCACTTGCATTCATAAGTCTGAAATTTAAACCACCATTAGCAAAGTCAATAGTATCTAAAATAACTTTATAAGCATCATAATCAGCACTAAAACAATTTGTAATACTTACATTACTTACAGAAGTTGCAGTTTTTGTTTCAATTAATTCTAAAATAGTTGACATAATTTATTCCTCCACACCATAAAGAGAAACACTACCTGCAGTAAAATTACCACCACTATCATTTAAAATTCTTACAGCATTTATTGTTTCTGCAACATTATAAACCTGTCCTCCAAAATACATGAAGATACTTCCAATAGTGCTATGGTGAGTTATCATACTAAATTTAGAACTGTCACCTAAATTGTATAAATAAACATAACCACTCATAGGAGTACCTGCATTAGCAAAAGCCAAAGACCTAAATCTATCTGTACCTGTACTAATACTCGGACCAAAACTTCCATTGTGTCCTCCATATTGTACTCCTCTTTCATAAGCTGTTCCTGCTTCAAAATTACTTCCACCATCATTAGATAATCTCATCTGTGTATAATCTGAATTAGTACCTGTTTTTAAATTAGTATAAGTAAGAAAGTGTACATTATAAGAACCAAGGGAATCAAAATCTACATTTGATTTACCACTTGCACTTTCTGTTTCAAGCAATGTTAATCCACCTGCTGCACCACCACCTGCAGTAATTAATGCTCTAGCTACACCTAGTGGAGCCATTATGCAAACGCTAGTTGTGGGACTATAAAAACTGTAGTACTTGCATCTTTAAATATAAAAGTCACAATGTCTATTGAAGCTGCTGCGGTACTTAATGTTAATCCTGCACCACCTGCTGTTTTACCTGCAGTTTCAGCTTGACCATTTACAGTTGTTTTGTTGATAGCCATAGTCCTAGAACCTGTACCATCTTGTGTAACAATCAAAGTAAATGTTGATATACCTGCGGCAGGTACATTTAAAAAATCTATATCTGTAACAGAGTGTGCTAGTGTAACTGAACCTGTATTACCATTAGCTAAATCAATAGATAATGCTGCTGCTGATGTAACATCTTGATCTGTTTCAGCATAGTCTTTTAATACTGCTGCTGATATTGTTTGGTCGCCACCTGTTACAGCACCTGATAAAGTTACAGCACCTAAAGTTTTATTTGTAAGAGTGTCTGTGGAGCTTTCTGTTACTACTGTTGAATCTATATTTAATACACCAGATGATGCTGTTAAACCTGTTCCATCTATTGCATCTACAAAATCTGCAATAGTTTCTCTTTTAGTAATATTGTTTCCGTCTGCATCTCTAAAGAATATTGAGTCAGCAGCAACGTTTACTGCTGCGTCTGTTACATTAAATACTACTTCTCCTGCTTGTGCGCTACTCCAGGTGCCATCTATAACTTTACCTACAGCATCCCAAATATCTTCAAACATTTGTGCCATAGGAGAAACACGTACCTTTGTACCAGAAGCATGAGATAAACCTGATCCAGCAGCAGATCCTGTTAGGTATCTGTTGTCAACTGTAGACATAGCTGCTGATGATGCATTAATTGTTCCGTCAATAAAAATATATTCTCTTGATGTAGAACTATCTGGATCAATTACCAAATATATTGGTGAAGTTAAACCTGTTGTTGAAGTTAAATTTAAAGTAGTGTCAGTTGCACCAAGTGTTCCTGACAATGTTGTTTCAAAAGCATTACGTAAATTAGTTTCTGCTGCTTTTCTTGTATCTGCCATATTTTATCTTTCTATAGCACCACCTCTATCTATACTTATATCCTTTCTTGTACATTATATCAAGTACCAAATTCGTATATACCTAAATTACCAACTCCGAGAGCGCTAAGAGAAGTTATTTCTGAAGTATCACTTTCTTGTAATTGACCTCTAACAGTAACAAAACAAAATACCATAGTAGAACCTTGTTTAGATATTTCTGATACTGGTAATGTAACATTCTCTACAATTCCTCTTACAGTTTCTTCTGGTCTAAATACGTTTAACGTTACAGATTTACCCTCTAGTTTTTGTATTTGATTAAATATTTTTTGTCCAATGCCTGGTATATTTTTTGCAAGTTTACCTGGTCTTTCAATTCTATCTGAAACATTTATTGGTAACTTAACTATAACGTCCTCTGGTTCTGGGAATGCACGAACAGAAAAAGAATAAACATACGGAGAGTATATTCCACCACTACCTGATTTAATAACTATTTTAGTTACTAACCATCTTGATAATACATTTACTAATGGGACCTCATCACCATTACCTTTAATTTGTATATTCTCTATATTTATCCAACCTGAACTTGATGCATCAGACATATCTTCTAGCTCTGTAGAATAAAATGTATTTACTTCTGATCCACCTGTCATAGTATTTGTATATACTCTTGAACCTATCCATTGTTTTGCAGATGCTGTATAAAAATCTCCTGCTGATAATATTACGTAACCATCATCAACGTAAGTTGTAGTATCTTCTTTAACTACACCAATATCTTTTAAAGTAAAAAATAATATATCGTTAGCAATAGCAATACCTTGACATTCTTTGCTAGCACTACTGTAATATATATTCCTAGCTATACCTAATGTAGGTAGGAATACAGACCACAAATGTGTTTCATTAGCATCTTCAATAACTGACATGTATATTTGTTCTCTTGTTTTTATAAACTTTAAAGGACCTCTATCAACAGTTGTAGAGTCATCTCCCCATTCTTTCATAACTTGTTTGTTGCTTACAATATATAAATTGTCTGCTGCAACAACTTGAGCCATATACAATCTTCCTATGTAACCATTTGTTTGTTGATTTTTTTGTTTAGAACCTACAAAAACAATACCGTTAGATTCGATAATGTCAGTTAATTCTTCTCCCTCAAAAAATGTTTGACCTTTAATAGTTAAACCAGAATCATCTTTTATAGAATAAACATAACCATTACTTGCTGCTGCTAATATTACAGCTCCTGCATCTGTCATGCCTACCCACTCTGTATTGTCAGGTAAATCTTTTACAATAGATGGCGCACCTGAACCTGATGCTACATTTAATAAATTACCATTAGATCCATCTACACCAAATATAAAATCTTTTACAGCAAATACATCTGTGTAATGTTTACTATTTGTATTCCAATCAGACCATGTTGTAGTAGATACATCATATTTACGAATAGTTCCATCAGTACCATCACTCATAGCAACATATAAATCTCCACCATAAATTGCAATACCTCTTACTGTACGTGATAGATTACTAGAGTCAGGTGTAAGTTCTGTCCAGTTAGTTCCATTGTCTGTAGATTGATATATTTTATTACCATCTCCTACATACAAAGTATTACTACTAGAAACTAATACTTGATTTGTTGCATTGTCGCTTCTAGCTAAAGTAGTTCTATGTAACAATTCAACTTTATATTGCGTACCTTTTTCACCTGCATATTTAAATACATCTACACCTTTGCTATCAAAAAATCTTTTGTAATCATTTTTTCCTTGTGTTCTCTGGTGTGCCTGGTCTAATCCTTGTCCACCAGAAAAATCTGATCTACCATAACTTTGACCAAACTCTGATCTAAATTCTTCTGGAGTTTGTGAAGTGTTTATTTGTTGAGCAGCTAATGGTGCAGTTGTTAAAGTAAATTCCCTACCTGGTGCAGTTGCTAATCGTAATAATACATCTGTAATCCCATCACTAATAGATGCTTCGTAACCCCATGCTAAAGGTCGAGAAACTTCTCCACTTGTAGGTACTGGCATTATCCTGTAAAACTAATGCCGTATAAATCAACACCAGCAGGAAACCTGGTACGTTGTTCTCTTCTAGCTCTGTCTAATAGCACTCCATAATACCTAAGTAATGCATTTCTAATTCTTTCACCAGAACCTAGTGGCACTCCTCTTGTCTCTAAACTTTCTGTAATAAAATTTTGTGTAGTAGTATCTACATCTAATTCAGACAACATTTGTGCAACAGCGCCAACCATAACTATCTGTTCATGAAATTCATCTAATCCACTAACAGTATTTAAATCATTTGCTTCTGATGTCGGTCTTGTAAATTGTGCTGCGTATACAACATAAACACTTTTACCACTTGTTGGACCAGTTGGAAATTGAACAGCAACATTAGTAGAGCTAGGTGTAAAATCAGTAAGTAACTCTAATGATATGTCTGCGTAAGTAGTTGTAGAACTTGTAGAATTATTTATTCTTGCTTTTAATATTCTTTTAGTATCTGCTGGTGCCTCTGCATATTGTGTTGAAGTTGTTGTCAATGTAGTAGTCTTAACTGCATACAATGCAGGATATAAACCTATAATTTGATCTCCTATAGCATTAGCTACGTTCATTCTTGGATAACGTGGTTTTAATATAATATCAGCATTTGTACTATGAGAGTCAATAGTTGATCCTAATCTTGCACGTTCTACAGTTATAGTTCTTGTTACTGTATTAATATCTTCCACCATCATTAACTCTTGACCTATTTCTAATATAGATCCAGAACCAATTAAATCTTCTTCTTCTGGTGTCCATAAATTATCTACATAAGTGATTGTTGTTGTAGATGCAGAGTTATCTATACCTGAAGCTAATTGAGATAAAGGTTCCTGCTCTTCTACAGGACGTAAATATTCCCTATATGTTCTATCTATTAATTGAGCAAGCGTTGACATTATTTAGGTTTCCTTTTATATAATTTTTTAGAATTTTTTGTATGTTTAGAACCTGTGTGTATAGTACCATTTTTCATTGTATGATATTTACCTTTGTAAAGTTTTCCTGATTTTAAATAATAAGGCATTATTTTTTATTTTTTCTTTTTTTCTTTTTAGGAAAACCTGCTTTCATATTTGCATACGCTTTAGGTGAAATAGTAGATTTCTTTTTTGATCTACTTGTTCCTGCTTTTTTTCTTTTATTTATGTTATGGTACAATCCTTTTTTTGCCATTTATTCTCCAAACATTCCTACACCTGCAACTTGTATACCGAATCTTCCATCAAATATTTCATCAGCTTCAAATGAATCTGGAAATGATTTGACAAAACTATCGCTGATAATTGCAGCAGATTCTAAAAGTATAGAGGTCTTGCCCTCTTTAAGCATAAGTAGAATACCCATAAGTAACCTAGCTTGCTCTAAATATTAATACTATTTTTCTTTCAGCACCCTCAGAACTACCCGATACTATTTGTAAGTAACCACCTGAAGCAAAAGCCCATCCTGATGGATCAATTCTTATTACGTCACCAGCGCTAACTGTGTAGCTTACTGCTGATCCGTCTGTTTCTTTTACATCTTTCCAACTTGAACCGTCAGTTGAAAACTTAAATGTTACGGTAGATCCTGTCATAGCTGATGGAAACAATATGCCTGACAACAACTGTGTATCAGTATCGACTGCATCACTTGCTGTTTGTCCATTTGCTATTGTTGCTAATTTTGTTACGTTTCTTGCCATATTACTTTTTATTCTAACATACTCACAAGACCGCTAAGGTGGTTTAACGGTCTTAGTGAGTAATACTTGTAGCTTACGCTACGCCTTTAATTTCCCCGTGATACTGCTGTGGACCAAAGTCGAATCCCATTTCCATGTAGACTGCTTTAGCCATTCTTGCATAATCATCTTGGTCTATATCTCTTACGAACATTGTTCCAAATCCTGGAATATTCAAGAATACTGGTTTAACAAAAGCTAAGTCAACGATATACGCTTTGTTAGCTGGTAAGTAATCAGATAGAGCCATACCAATAGTTCCGAATGGTGTTACGAGTGTATCGATATCGACACCTCCAACATTTCGATCTCTTGGTAAGATACCATAATTAGTAGAACCAGAAGCTGCTGTTCCCTTAAGTACTTCATTGTTTAGATCAAGTAATTGTGCTGGAGAACAGAATAATACTGGATTCTTCATTGGCGCACCTGCGGTGTACATAGTTTTCATCAAATTAGTAACTGCTGACCAAGATAGTTTTTGGTTTGTACCTGTACCATCTCCGTCTGTGTCGTGATATTCCCAGTTACCCCCTGCGAGGTTAACATGAGCTGCTAATCCTCTCATTTGACGATTTTGTCCGCCTGTGGAGCCATCATTAAAAGTACCATTGAATGCTTGAAATTCAACTTTCTTAGCTATTGTTTCCAATAGTAAAGACATTTGATAAGCGAGTTCATCAGTTACCTGGTTAGTACCCTCTAGTGCTAATTTATCAATTCCGTTCTTGTAGTTTGCTGATAAATCAAACGGTACAATTTCACCACTAGCTGCTTGAGCTGAGAAAGATATTTGTACTGCTTCATGGAAAATTTCCAATACACCTTGTACAGAAGATCTGGATTGACCTGAATAGTTAGGTTGTCCGCCCTCTGCTCCTGGTGTAACTGAAGAAACAGTTACGTTATCTTGTGTTTGAAATTGGAAAAATGTTGAGTTAGTAACAATTCCACCATTCAAACCGCCTGCTGCTGCTAATAGAGGTGTTCTTGTAGGTGTGATTTTAAACAGTTCACCAGTAAAGTTATCAACGTCACTAGCTACTATAGGATTTGCACCTGATATTGCTGCCATTTAAATCATTTCCTTTCCTCTAATTTACATTAGATATTAATTATTTATTTTTTATCTTTTTTTAATCGCTCAGACATATACATCTTCGCTCGTATAGCTTCCTCTGGAGTTCCTTTTTCGATAATTTCATTTAATAAAACTATTGGATCCTCTTCTCCTATAGGTGCAGAACTTTGTTGTATTTCTTGAGACCTAGCATCTGCATCAAATATTTTATCTGCTGCTACAGAATCATTTAGATTCACATTTTGATCTGCTGTGATTCCATAATTTTCAGATAACCATGATGACAATTCGGAAGAATCTAATTTACCACTATAAAGATCTGCTGCCATCTTTCCTGTTCCTTGTGTAGGATCAAGTCCTACCTCTTTAAACAAGTTAGTTTTAGCATATCCACGTAGTTCCTTATTTTCTTTTTCCAGGCGTTTAGTGTAATCTCTAAAAGATTCCTCGCCTTTTCCCTCTGCTATTTCTGTCTCCTTAACTTCTTCTGTCATATCTATACCTTTTCTCTACCTTTATGCACATGCTCTATTAATGGTAGGATTTAATAGGTGTGGTTCTATTTGTTACTAACTTATAAGTGAAAATTCCGCCTTAGAACTAGGCATTAACACCACAACGATTTGATACTTGATAGGTACGTTGGCATTCCTATCAGCATGGTGATCTATTTATATACTGGCGGATTCTACCTACGCCATTAAATATATTATAACATTTATGATATTAGGTAATAATAAAAAAACGCACTTAAAGTTCTTGTAAACCTGTAACACCAGTCTCAGATATAGCAGTAGTACCTGTTGCAGAGAATATTGTTTCTTCTTCTGATTCTAATTGTTGTTTTAAAAATGCAGCTTCACTATCTCCAAATACTTCTGCTTCTAAAAATTCTGAAGTTCCAAATACTGCTTGACTCTCTCTATATTTTGCAGCTAATCTCCTAAGTCTTGGTAAATTAGTTTCTGCTTTTGCTGCTAATTGTTGTGCAAGTTGTGAATTAACACCAGCATTAATTAATCTTTGTGATTGTGATAATGTTACATCAACTCCACGTTCTGCAAATGCACCACCTATTTGTGATATTTTAACTCTGTTTTCTATAATATCTTTACTTATATCTTCATTTATAAAACTAGCAAATATAGCTTCGTCTGTAATCTGATCTTCAGATGTAGCAACATTAGGATAGTTTTGTACATAAAATGTTTTGACTGCATCAAACTGTGGGAATAATAAACTATAAGCTGTTGATAATCTTTCTTCTACTTCTTTTGGTGCTACGTCTTGTTCAAA